AAGGAGAGGAGCAATCCTCTCCTTTTTCATTTGATAAATAGTACAAAAGGGACTAGACATGCTAACGTTTAATGAGTTCATAACAGAAGAAGTCAAACCTGCTTCTCAACACTTAAACAAGAAGCAGATGAATAGTTTATTGAAACATCCTGCCTTTAGAAGTCATATCTACAGTCCTATGCAAGGTGTTTACGCTCGACCAGATGATCAAGATGATGGTCCTGGTAAGCACATTAGAAACTTTGTGGTGGCATCGGATGGGCGATACCGTCTACATATTGCAATGACACATCATGGTAAAGTGTTAGGTCATGAGCTACGTAGAAAAGACACTGATGAAAAAGGTAATACTGTTTGGAGTTATGTCAAGGGAGCTGACGGAAAGTGAATATAGTAGAAACTACGCCAACCAATAAGAATTTTCTATCACCACTAGGGTTTCGCTTCTTCATCAAGAAACTACCCAACGTAAATTTCTTTGTGCAAAAAGTAAACGTTCCTGGTATTAGCATTGCACAGAACCCAACAATGCCTAATCCTTTCACTAAAATCCCATACGCAGGTGACCACTTAGAGTTCAATGAACTACAGATCACGTATAGAGTTGATGAGGATATATCTAACTATCTAGAAATCTATAACTGGATTAGAGGATTAGCGTTCCCTGATAATTTTGGTGAGTATGCAGCACTAGCATCTAAAACACCTACTTCAGGTGAGGGATTGAAGTCAGATGCATCACTTATCATAACAACAAATGGCAAGTCGCCAAACTTTGAGTGTGTGTTTGAAGATGCATTCCCTATCAATATCTCAAACATTGATTTCGTAACTACAGACGAAACAGTCAACTATATCGAAGCAACTGCGACATTTTTATACACCCAATTCAAAATTTCCGCTTTGTAATTAATTCGTTTTATGTTATAATATGAATTATTTGGGAGTGAGCGAATGAAAATAGAAGACATATATTCTGAATGGGAAAAAGACGCAGAGATAGACATCACCGAACTTGGTGAAGAAGCGCTTAAGATCTCAAAACTACACCATAAGTATTTTCGTATTCTTTCACAGGAACGTCTGCAGTATAAGAAACTAGAAGCAGATCTTAAGATGCTTCGTCTCGAGAAACACGAATTCTATACACAAGGTCCTACGAAAGAAACGATGGACAAAGGTTGGCAACTCCCTGCAGTTGGGAAAATTCTCAGATCGGATGTTAACAACTATATTGATTCTGACAAGGACACAGTTAATCTTTCATTGAAGATTGGTATGCAATTAGAGAAAATAGATTTGCTCGAATCTATTATCAAGACAATAATGAATAGAGGTTATAACCTTAAGGTGGTGTTGGATTGGGAAAAGTTCAAGATGGGAGCAGTATGAAAATAACAAAATACAATGAAGTGTTTCTTAAGGTAGAATGCGAATCTGATATAGCGCAAGAGCTATCTGAATACTTTACGTTCTTCGTTCCTGGTTATAAGTTCATGCCTGCCTACAGAAACAAAATGTGGGACGGCAAAATTCGTTTGTTCAATCCTATGACACGTTTGATCTATGCAGGTGTTATTAAGCATATCGAGTTATTTTGTCAAGAGCGAAAATACGAACTCGAGATTGACAATGCATACGCCGCCAACGAATTTTCACTACTAGAAGCAAAAGAGTTCATTGCTTCACTTAACCTACCTATGCAACCTCGTGATTATCAGATAGACGCTTTCACGTACTCTGTACGTAACAATAGAGCGTTGATGGTATCACCGACTGCATCAGGTAAATCATTCATAATATATCTACTAACGAGGTATTACAATGTTAAAACGCTTATTATCGTCCCTACGACAACTCTGGTACACCAACTCGCTAAAGACTTCGAAGACTACGGATATGAGTCAGTGGAAGTACACGTTTCCAAACATGAAAGTCGAAAACAAAACAGAAAGTGCCCCACCAACAATGGAAGTAACGGTAGGAGCAGTCGGATCGAAAACCATTCCGGAAATGCCAAAGGGAGCGAATGGACCAACGGAATCCACAAAATCTACTCCGGCCAAGAAAAAGAAACCAACGACCAAATCACCATCACAACGTGGCAAAGCATCTACAAGCAAAACAAAGCATGGTTCGAAAAATACGAAATCGTAATAGGTGACGAGGCACATCTATTCAAAGCGAAATCATTGACATCTATTCTGACCAAGATGGAAACATGCAAATATCGCTTTGGATTTACTGGTACGTTGGACGGGACCGAAACACACAAACTAGTGTTGGAAGGGATGTTTGGTCCCGTCCGTAAAGTCATCACTACTTCTGAACTCATGGAGCAGAAGCATGTCAGTGATTTGAGAATCAAAGCGATTGTTCTAAAATATACTGATGAAATTAAAAAACTAATGAAGGATGCAACGTACCAGGATGAGATGGATTACCTTGTTACGAATGCATCTCGAAATAGATTTATTAAGAATTTAACGCTTTCATTAGAAGGCAATACGTTATTACTATATCAGTATGTTGAGAAACACGGTAAGGTTCTACATGACCTATTAAAGGATTGTGGTAGATCAGTGCATTTTGTTCATGGAGGAATTGATGGTGAAGAGAGAGATCAGATCAGAACGATTGTTGAGTCGGACAGAAATAGTATCATTATCGCTAGTTATGGGACTTTTAGCACTGGTATTAACATTCGTAACCTTCATAATATTATTTTTGCTTCTCCTTCCAAATCTAGGATACGCAATTTGCAATCTATAGGTCGTGGATTGCGTAAATCAGATACAAAAGATTCAGCAACACTGTATGATATTGCAGACGACCTAACATGGAAGAGTAGAAAGAATCACACCATTCAACACTTTGTTGAAAGAATAAAAATCTACAACGAAGAAAAGTTCGAGTACAAGATCTATACAGTGGAGCTAAAATGAAAGTAATTTACGCAAAACTGATAAACAACGAAGAAATATTTGCATACCTTGTAGGCATGTCAAATGACAGTTATATTTTTAGAGATTGTATGATACTTGAAGAGAGAATGAACAGTGCATCAGGTTCACTAGTTACTGTTTTGATTGATTATTTCAAGTATGTCGATACTGAAAGTAAGAACAAGGACATTCACATTGAAAAGTCGCATGTGATATTTTGCAAAGAAGTATCATTCGAATATGAACGCTACTACAAGATATCTCGTATATACTATGACAAGTATGTCGAACCAAATTCTCATAATGAAGTGAAAAAAGTAACTGATGCTATGGAAGAGGTTTTGTACAGTCCTCCTACCAAACCTGCAACAACAGAGTTAAAATCTACTGCTAACAATACACTACATTGACATTCCCACATCGTGATTATAATAGGAGTTTTAGATTATGTCAACCACAAAACGAGCACCACGCAACCATTATGTAAACAATAAAACATTGTTTGAAGAAATGGTCAAGTATCGTGAGAAAGTAATTCTTTCAAAAGAGAACGGAACAAAGAAACCACCTATACCTAACTACGTGGGTCAGTGTTTGATGTTGATAGCAAATCGTCTGTCACACAAACCGAACTTCTCTAACTATTCGTACAAAGATGAAATGATCTCTGACGGTATCGAAAATTGCATCATGTACATTGACAATTTTGATCCTGAAAAATCAAAGAATCCTTTTGCGTATTTTACTCAAATAATTCACTACGCTTTTATTAGACGTATTCAGAAAGAGAAGAAACAGCAATATATAAAGATCAAGAACATGGAAAACTCATTCATATTCAGCGAACTTGCTGATCATATGGAAGGACATGAGTTAGAAATGGGCGGAACAAAAACAAACTTTTTTGACAATGAAATAACTAGTGAGTTCGTTAAGAACTTCGAAACTTCTTTAGAAAAGAAAAAGAAGACAGAAAAAGTAGGTGTCGAAAAATTCATAGAGGGTATTGACAAAAATGAGCAAGTATGATAATTTGCCAGTAATCGTCCAACAACTAATCGAAAACATGAATGATAATAAGGCGTCCATATGGACAAGAGACAACTATTGCTCTGTTCTAGAACGCATAAAGAGTGCATGTGAAGTTGAGATAGCAAAGTTTCAGCGCGAGAAGGTTAAGGTCGAGACGCAGAAACATAAGAAAACGTTTGAAAAGGTTAAGTAATGAAGATAGCTCTAATAACAGATACACATTGGGGAGTTCGCGGCGACATTATTCCTTTCCATGATTACTTCAAGAAATCTGTTCATGAGTTCTTCATACCTGAACTAAAGGCACGTGGAATAGAAAGAATCATTCACCTAGGTGATTTGGTTGATAGACGTAAGTATATCAACTACATGACTGCTCATAGGCTCCGCAAAGATTTTCTAGAACCTATCAATGCAGAGTTTAAGATGGATGTCATTCCCGGTAACCATGATACTTACTTTAAAAACACTAATTCTCTTAACGCTTTGAGCGAACTTATCTCAGGTAAATATCAGAACATTGATATTTTCACACGCCCACAGACAGTCACATATGACGATGTTGATATTCTCTATGTTCCTTGGATCTGTGACGATAACAGAGAGGAAACATTAGATGTTATCAAAAACACAACAGCACAAATCGCCATGGGGCACCTTGAGCTCACGGGTTTCGAGATGTATCGCGGTCATATTAATGACCATGGTATGGATTCTGATATTTTTGGGCGCTTTGACGTTGTGTGTAGTGGGCATTTCCATCATAAGTCTATGGCTGGCAATATTACTTATATTGGCGCTTTTACTGAGCACACGTGGACTGATTTTGATGACCCTCGTGGTTTCACTATTTTTGATACTGACACACGCTCACTAGAATTTGTACGCAATCCATTTACGGTGTTCAAGAAAATCTTTTATGATGATATGAGCAAGACGATGGATCAAGTTCTTCTGCATGACATAGAGACAAAAGGATCTATTGTCAAGGTAATCGTCAAGAACAAAACAAATCCTTACTGGTTTGATCTGTTCATTGACGCAATCGAAAACACAGCACCTATCGACCTACAAGTCGTTGAAGATCATTTAAATCTTGACATTGAAGACGACTCTGATATAATTGATGAGGCAGAATCAACTCTCGATATATTCAAGAAGTATATTGAAGGATACGAGATGAAGAATCTAAACAAAGAAAAACTCACGAAGAAGATCTTTGAGTTATATAACGAAGCACTAAGTTTGAGGTAATCATGAAAGAATTTCTTGTCAAGTATAAATTAAGTCGATACATCTATCATACAAAAGTTATCACAGAAACTTCTGCGGGTGCAATGTATTGGGTAATGAATGCATTTCCAGAGGCAACTGAAATATATGTCATTTCTAGTGTTGAGCTACATTACCCAGCATGATTGTATTTCGTAAAATTCGTTGGAAAAATTTTCTATCAACGGGTAATCTCTTCACTGAATTAGATCTTAACGCCTACAATACAACGCTTATTGTGGGTGAAAATGGTGCAGGCAAATCAACCATCCTTGATGCATTGACGTTTGCTCTATTCAACAAACCATTTCGAAAGATCAACAAACCGCAGTTAGCAAATTCTATAACCAAAAAAGATACTGTCGTAGAGGTCGAGTTTCAGGTAGGCACGAGTAACTATAAGGTTGTTCGTGGAATCAATCCTGCAAAGTTCGAACTGTTCAAGGATGGCAATCTTTTAAACCAATCTGCTGCAAGTAAGGATTACCAAGACGTTCTTGAAAAGCAAATTCTCAAGATCAATCACAAATCTTTCTGTCAGGTTGTCGTTTTAGGATCTGCAACCTTTCAACCATTCATGCAGTTGCCTGCACAGGCACGCCGTGAAGTTATTGAGGACTTGCTAGATCTGCAGATCTTCACATCCATGAATCTTCTGTTGAAAAACAAAATGACAGAAAACTCTGATGAAATAAGTAAGAAGCAATCTGATAGAAGAGTCGCTGAAGCACAACTTGAGATGATCAGGCAGCATGAAATTTCTATTCAATCAAACATTGATAAGCAGATCGAAGAAAAGCAAAGCAAGATCAACTCAACAACTAAACTTATTAGTGATGCAACTGATGAGGTGAGCAATATCATCAATGCAGGTAAAGAATTAAAACAGAAACTCGCTGATCAAGACACTGTTGAAGAGAAACTTAGTAAGTTAGAAAAGTTCAAGATTCAACTAAAATCAAAGATCAACAACGCTGAAAAAACGATTAGTTTTTTTCATGACCATGACAACTGCCCGACATGCAAACAAGGCATTGAGCATTCGTTTAAAGAAGAAACTATCAAAACAAAATCATCACAGATTACAGAGATCGAAGAAGGTCTTGTCAAACTAGAGAATGAACGTAAGAAAGTTCTTGAACAACTTGACGAGTATACCCAGATCAATAATACTTTGCATGACTACAATCTACAGATGTCACAACTGAATACTAAGGTCTCTGGGTGGAGAGAAAACATTCGCAACTGGGTGAATGAAATTGCTGATCTCACTGAACACGGCAAACAGTCAAACGCAGAAAAGATCGCACAACTAGATCAGATACTAAAGGATGCAGACAAGATTCTGAATGAATTGTATGAAGAAAAATTTGTCTTGCAAGCAGCGGGTGTGATGCTAAAGGATGGGGGAATCAAAGCGAAGATCATTCGTCAGTATGTTCCCGTCATCAATAAATTGATCAATAAGTATTTGTCTGCAATGGATTTCTTCGTACAGTTTGAACTGAATGAACAGTTCGAAGAAACAATCAAGTCAAGGTTTAGAGATGCATTTAGTTATGCGTCATTCTCTGAAGGTGAGAAGATGCGTATTAATCTTGCTATTCTATTTACGTGGCGCGCACTTGCAAAGTTGAGAAACAGTATCAACACCAACATTCTAATCATGGATGAGGTGTTTGATAGTTCCCTTGACGCAAATGGAACAGACGAGTTTCTCAAGATCATTCAGACGCTTACTTCAGACACAAACACTTTCATTATTAGTCACAAACAAGATCAGTTGTATGACAAGTTTGAGCGTGTGATAAAGTTTGAAAAGCACAAGAATTTCTCAAAGATGGTATAGGAGTTTACATGTACGGAATAAAGATTAGAGGTGCGTCAGGATCGAATTGGATACAGTTCTTCAATGAAATAAAAGGATACCCAACAGGACCTGTTACGTTTCGAGATGTATCTGAAGCAGAAATTTATGCACAAAATCACGAAGTGAAGAATTATACAATTGAGGTGATAAATGATTCTACCATTAGTCCCAAGGGACAACAACTTATTAACGAGTAAGTTAGAACCCTTCGACTTTTCTAATCCGCCAACAGATCCTATTCAGTTGGCAAAAGATCTAGCAGAAACAATGTTGCACCATAACGGCATCGGTCTTGCAGCAAATCAAGTCGGGTTGCCGTACAGAGTTTTCGTCATCAAGTCAAATCCTATCCTTGCATGTTTCAATCCTAAAATTGTTTCTGTTACGGGTGAACATGTTGAACTTGAAGAAGGATGCTTGACATTTCCAAACTATTATGTTAAGATACGAAGACCTAAGCAAATCAGAGTTCGTTACACATATCCCAACGGTGAAACCGTCACAGAAATTTATGATGGAATGACCGCTAGAATATTTCAGCATGAACTTGATCATCTTGACGGTGTGCTTTTCATGTCACGTGCGACACTTTATCATCGTGGGAAAGCAGAAAAAAATGTTAAGCGAGCAAAAAATTAACTATATACAATATAACCATGTTAGGAGGTAAACCATGGCATTCCAATCAACTAAAACCTATGGACATAATCTAGGATTTTCTTGTGCATTCCGTCAGTGGCGTGCAGATTCACACTGTAAGTATATTCACGGATATTCAGTCGCTGTTAAGTTTGTCTTTGAAGCAGATGAACTTGACAAAAATAACTGGGTAGTCGATTTTGGTTCACTCAAGTCACTAAAGGGTTGGCTTGAAACTATGTTTGATCACAAGACACTCGTTGCGCTTAATGATCCTGAAATTGCGTGGTTTGAAGAAGCACATAAGCGCGGTATCATTGATATGGTGATGGTCCCAGGAACGGGTTGTGAAATGTTTGCAAAGATCATCTATGATGCAACAGAGGTGTGGTTAACTAACAATGGTTATACGCCACGGTGTCGTCTTGTTTCTGTCGAAGTGATGGAACATGGTGCAAACTCAGCAGTACACACGGGTGGGTCTGATGAGTAAGATCAAGGTATCGGAATTATTTTATTCACTTCAAGGGGAGGGTATGTTCGTTGGTGTTCCTAGCATTTTTCTCCGTGTGTTTGGGTGCAATTTTAGTTGCTCTGGCTTTGGTATGCCTCGTGGCGAGTTATCAGAAGAAAGATTTGCTGTTGATCCTAGTAAGTATAGCGACTACAAGTCTCTGCCTTTGGTTCACACTGGGTGCGATAGTTATGCTAGTTGGGACCCTCGTTTCAAGCATCTAAGTCCTTTCATGCATATAGATGACATTGTTACGGAGATGCAGAAGTTGTTACCTGAGGGTAAGTTCTCTCGTGACAAGCATCTAATCATCACAGGCGGCGAACCTCTTCTTGGTTGGCAGCGCATGTATCCAGATTTGATTGATGAGATCACAAATCGCAAGATGAATCTGACACACATGACTTTTGAGACGAATGGTACACAGTTCCTTTCAGATGATCTGTACGATTGGTTGTATGCTAACTCTAGCTACATTCAAACAACATTTTCTGTTTCAGCAAAACTGCCATGTAGCGGCGAGAAGTGGGAAGACGCTATTCGCCCTGATGTTGTGAAGCAATACACGCTCATCCCACGCAACAAGACC